ATGTTCGTATTGATGGTGTGGGGACAGGGCCAGGCGGTGTTGACACATTTGAGTGGGATACTGACAGTGCGTTTGGTTCCCCCGAAGCAACAAAGGTTCCTATCACTGGAAGTCCACAACTCATTCACTCTGCTGATAATATATCAGTTGAGTTTGGGGCGACCACAGGTCACGATTCAGGTGATACATGGGAAGGTACTGCATCTCCTATAAACGTAGATACTGGTTTCTTCACAAACCGAAACACTGGTACAAGTGGTGTTGGTTATACTCATATGGGTATATTCTTCGATGTCACTGATGAGAAGTGGAAGTTAGTAGATGAATACGACTCCACACCAGTAGGGTCAATCAATACTGGAGACGCATCATTTAGTCTTGCGACTCTTGTTGCAAGTAGATTTGAAGGTAATGTCACTGGTGCATTAACAGGTAATGCAGATACAGCAACCGCACTTGCAACTGGTAGAAACTTCTCCTTAACAGGTGACATCACTGCAAACGCTGTATCGTTTGATGGTACAGGTGCAGTTACACTTACAACTGCATACAATCCAGGCAGTATCGTAAACGCAGATATCAACGCATCCGCAAATATCGCTGATACTAAACTTGCGACTATTAGTACTGCGGGTAAAGTTCAGAACTCTGCGACTACTGCGACAAATGCAAACACTGGTTCAACCATTGTTGCTCGTGATGCATCTGGTGACTTTAACGCAGGTACAGTAAGATTAGACGAACTGTTTGTCGGTAATCTGCATGTAGACTCTGCAGATATAACTACCATTGCAAGAGCAGGTATCAGTGGATCTGGATCTCTGTCTTACAACTCTGCCACTGGTGATATGTCTTTCACAGAAAGAACCGCTTCAGAAATTTTGACTGAAATCAAGACTGTGGATGGTGCAGCGTCTGGTCTTGACGCAGATTTACTAGACGGGCAACAAGGAACACATTACAGAATAAACGTGTATAACTCTTCGGGGACACTACTTAACTAAGGTAAAGAAATGGCAATTCCAAATACAAGAGATGAATTAATTGACTACTGTCTAAGAGCACTGGGTAGTCCGGTGATCGAAATTAATGTCGCTGACGAACAGATCGAAGATCGTGTTGATGAAGCGTTACAGTGGTTTCGTGAACATCATCCAGATGGATCTAGACGTTTCTATTTGACCCATCAAATGACTCAAGATGATATCGACAATCGATATATTGATTTGGGTACAGATGTTATGTGTGTCGTTCGAATGTTCCCAGTAGAGAACGTTACTGCATCAACCAATTTCTTTGACATCAAATACCAGATGATGCTAAACGATATTACTGACCTAAATAACTACGCAGGGGATATTGCATACTACGAACAAATGCAACAACACTTGTCGTTACTTGATATGAAATTAAGCGGTGTCCCTATTATCAATTTTGATAGACAGGGTTCTAGACTTCATTTCTATCATTCAAAAGAGGACTTTGTGGTAGGTAACTATATAATGTTAGAAGTATATGCTGATATTGATCCGGACACTGGTGTGTTAGCGGATTATAATTCTCTGTGGAATCACAAGTTTTTAAAGAATTATACCACAGCATTGATCAAACGTCAATGGGGTATTAACATGTCTAAGTTCGAAGGTATGACACTGCCTGGCGGGGTGACCATATCGGGTAGACAGATTCTCGAAGATGCGAATCAAGACATTGAAAACGTCATGACTAAATTTAGGGAAGAAGAAGATATCGGGCCAGCGTTCTTCGTGGGGTAATTAATGGCAACTAATCCATGGATTTCAAGAGGTGCACGTAACGAGCAAGGCTTGTACGAAGACCTAGTAATAGAGTCTTTAAAGTTTTACGGAGAAGACGTATATTACCTACCTCGTGAAATCGTCAACAAAGATAAAGTGTTCCTTGATGACGTACCGTCACGGTTCTCTGATGCCTATAAGATAGAGATGTATATTGAGAACCAAGAAGGGTTCGATGGCGAAGGAGATCTATTCTCTAAGTTCGGTGTAGAATTACGTGATCAAGCAACATTCGTGGTTGCACGTAGACGATGGAAGAAACTCATTGGTGATAAACTAGACGCATATAACTTCCGTCCACGTGAAGGCGATATCATCTATTTGCCTATGTCTGAGTCTATGTTCGAGATCTTCAAGGTTGAGACAGAGACTCCGTTCTATCAATTGAGTAATCTACCTACCTTCAGACTACAGTGTGAGTTGTTCGAATACAACGATGAAGACTTTGATACTGATATCGATAATATCGATGTGGTTGAGGATGAGTCTGCATATCAATATAAACTGACTATGCGTTCACCCGCAGATGCAACCGCAACTGGTACTACTACGATTAGTCCAGACGGTGTTGTTGGTGAAATAGAAATAGAAAGTCTTGGTTTCGGATACACAACCGCACCTACAGTTACTATTGGTACTAACCCCGGCGGTCTGTCAAAACTCGGCAACAGTTCTTTAGATGTTAACCGTGGTCGTGGTCTAGAACAAACTTACGCCTTGACGGGTGCACAAGGTACAGTAGAGATGTGGGTTCAAACAACTACTTTACCTAATGCAGGAGAACAAGTAGTACTGTTTAAAACTGGTGGTAGTGGATCTGATCCAGAAAATGTTTACTTCTGGGGTATTGACAATTTAGGACAACTGGTATATAGTAGAGAAGATAATGGGGGAGGTTCAATCACTAGTTTAACTGGTGGTACTGCTCTATTCGCCACAGGTACTTGGCACCACATACTGATTGGTGCATTTGACACTAGTAACTTAGTAATCTATTTTGACGGTAACAAGGTTCTCGACACACTTCTCGCAGGTGTGACATGGAACTTTATAGGAACCAACGGATTCTCTGTAGGTTCTACTGCCGCACGAACAGTAGATGGAGTAGACTGGAAAGCACTCAACGGATACATTGATGAGTTCCGTGTACAGACTGGATCTAAGACACAAATTTTAGAACCCAGATATTCAACTCCGGGCAACAGTGATTCTATCGATACCGATGACAATGGTGCTGAGTGGACTGCTAATCCAACTTACGATGCAACACTACAACACTTCAATGCGGTCAGTGCAACTGCAACTGCAACAATCAATACCGATGGTACATTGAATGCGGTAGAACTTCTTACTTCAGGTATCTACTACAACGCTCCACCTACTATTACTTTTTCTGCACCATACTCAGGTGGTAACTATAAGAAGAATGCAGTGGTCACTCAAACTACACCATCCTATACTATAAGAGGTGAGGTAGGTAGATGGTCTGATTCTGACAACGTTCTTTATCTCGCACACGTAGGTGCAACAGACGGAAAGTATCATACGTTCAATACAACAAATGCTCTTGTCAGTGACGCTGCCACTTATTCACCTAGTCTGGTCGAAGAGTTGAATTATATACAACAGATAGACAACGTGGGTAACGACGAACCTGTCACACAGAATAAATACTTTGATGACTTTGAGGGAGACTTCCTAGACTTCTCTGAGAGTAATCCATTTGGAGACATGTCGTAATGTTTGGAACTCATTTCTATCATAAACGTGTTCGAACTGCCGTATCGGTATTCGGATCTATGTTCAATAATTTATACGTATTACGACAGAACTCTGCCGGTGAGGTTATCTCTCAGGTTAAGGTTCCTCTATCATACGCACCTAAGAGAAATTTCTTAGAACGTCTTCAACAGATGACGAATCAGGAAGATGCGGAACGTAGAGTTGCGATGAAGTTGCCTCGCATGTCGTTCGAAATAACTGCAATGACATATGATTCTATCAGACAGTTACCGAAGACTAATGTCTTCTCGACTTCTATCGCAGGTGACAACACAAAGAAAAACAAGTTCTTCGCAACCACACCCTACGATATCACGTTTGATGTAAACATATACGCAAAGTCTCAAGACGATGCGTTACAAATTGTCGAACAGATTTTACCATACTTTAGTCCTCAGTACACAGTCAGTGTAAAACCCTTTGGGGCAACTCATCCGGACATCAAAGAAGATGTACCGATTATTCTACAGTCGATATCGATGAGTGATGACTTCGAAGGATCTATTGGGGATCGTAGAACGATTGTTTACACACTCAGTTTCAATATGAAAATTGCATTCTATGGCCCGATGAGTGATAGTAAACTTATTCGTGAAGTTAACAACCAACTATATATTCTTGAAGGAGATAGTAACACTCCAGTATTCCAACATCGTATACAACTCACACCAACCCCTGTAGGAGTGAGTGTAGATAGTGATTATGGATTTAACGAACTCTATGTGGATAGTGCATTATAATGACAGACAAAGTAGAAACGGATCACGAGTATTCTCGTGAAGTCCTCTATGACCTAATTGAAAAAGGTCAAGAGGGTATTGAAGAGATGATGGAACTGGCAAAGCAGTCAGAGCATCCTCGTGCATTTGAAGTACTTGCCACTATGATCAAGAATACGGCAGAGACTACTGATCGTCTACTTGCCCTACACACCACTAAAAAGAAACTAGAAGTTATGGATCGTCCTGCTTTAGAAAACAAGAGTGGAGACACCAATAACATTTTTATAGGATCAACCACAGATCTGCAAAGATTCTTACAGAATGAGAAGACCGTGATTGAACATGACGATACAGAATAAAGAATCCTACTTAGGTAACCCGAATGTAAAAAGGGATGGGGTATCAGAAGAATGGGACGCACACAAAATTACCGAATACAAGAAGTGTATGGAAGATCCTGCATACTTCTGTACAAACTATGTGAAGGTGGTGCACCTTGACAAAGGATTGGTGGACTTCAAGTTATACCCATATCAGGAACAAATGTTCCACCATTTTAGAGATAATAGATTTTCTATTGTACTTGCTTGTCGCCAGTCTGGGAAGTCTATATCGTCAGTTGGGTTCCTCCTTTGGTTCGCTATATTCCACCCTGAGAAAACTATTGCCATTCTTGCCAACAAGGGGGCAACCGCAAGAGAGATGCTCTCAAGAGTCACCCTCATGTTGGAGAATCTCCCGTTCTTTTTACAGCCCGGTTGTAAGGCTCTTAATAAGGGTTCAATTGAGTTTTCTAATAATTCTCGAATTATTGCTGCTGCTACTAGTGGGTCTTCTATTCGTGGTATGTCTGTTAACCTGCTTTTTCTTGATGAGTTTGCTTTCGTTGAAAACGCTACTGAGTTCTATACGTCAACGTATCCAGTAATCTCATCTGGTAAAGACACCAAAGTAATTATCACGTCTACCGCAAACGGTATCGGTAATCAGTTCGAAAAGATCTGGACAGGAGCAGTACAAGGCACGAATGAATACAAACCATATCGTGTAGACTGGTGGGACGTGCCAGGCAGGGACGAGAAGTGGAAGGCAGAGACAATTGCGAATACATCTCAATTGCAATTCGACCAAGAATTTGGTAACACCTTTTTTGGGACAGGTGATACCCTAATTAACGCAGAGACTCTTATGTCCCTACGTGCACTGAACCCCAAACGAATTTTAGAGTCCGGTGACTTACTAGTTTATCAAGAACCAATACCAGAACATGAATACGTCATGACGGTTGATGTCTCGAAGGGAAGAGGACAGGATTATTCTACCTTTCAGGTCATCGATATTACGGAGCGTCCTTTCCGGCAAGTAGCTGCCTATCGCTGTAACACTATATCTCCCTTACTGCTTCCAAACATTATATATAAGTATGCGAATCTCTACAATGAAGCGTGGGTAGTAGTCGAGGCAAACGATTCTGGTCAAGTGGTTTGTAATGGTTTATACTATGATTTAGAGTATGAGAACCTACACACGACCAGTGCGATTAAAGCAAACGCACTGGGTATCGAAATGAACCGTAAGGTTAAACGTCTGGGTTGTTCCTCAATCAAGGATATTCTCGAAGGAGATAAATTAAAGATCGTAGATGAGAATACAATTCTAGAGATCTCCACATTCGTTGCAAAGGGTCAGTCTTACGAAGCATCCGATGGTAATCATGATGATCTCATGATGAATCTGGTGATGTTTGGATACTTTGTATCTACCCAGTTCTTTTCAGATATGACCGACATCAATATGAAACAGATGTTGTTCGATGAAAGGATGAAACAAATTGAGGATGATGTAGTCCCATTTGGGTTTGTGGATGATGGATCTGATTGGGCAGAACAACAGGATCTTAATTTAGGTTGGCACTCGTTTGAAACGGTGACAACTCCAGATGACTTCTGAAAATCACAATTAACATAAATAAAGGTATTGAACATAACCGTATTATGATAACCGTATTATTCGTTAACGAAACTAAAGGAAAATGCTATGGCTGTCAAACCCGCATCTCCTAGAATCAATATCAGCGAAATCGACAAAACAGGCATTGTTCCTGCAGTCGGTGCCTCTGGTGGTGCATTCGTAGGAAACTTTCGTTGGGGGCCCGTACATGAGAGAACACTGATCGCAGATGAAACTGGATTGGTTACTACTTTTGGAGCACCCAACACCGCTAATTCAGTGGACTTTCACTCCGCTGCTTACTTTCTAAAATACTCACAGACTTTACAAGTTGTACGTGAGAACAACGGTGGGCAAAACGCTCACAGTGCTATCACCAAATTTGCCGGTGATTCAGATGGTAACTCATTGATTGTAAATAATCAATCACATTGGGAAAACACTGTTTCTTCTGCTGTTGGTGAGGGTGCATCTGCAACTTCATCTGGTACTTGGATTGCAAAATATCCAGGCGACTTAGGTAATGCTCTTACTGTATCTTTCTGTCCTGCAGGTGATTCTGCAAGTGCAGATCACTTTACAGGTTGGGCATATGCTGATGAATTTGATGCTGCTCCCGGCACTTCATCTTATGCATCCACTAATGGTGCATCTAATGACGAAGTTCACGTTGCAATCGTTGACCGTACTGGTGCCATCTCTGGTACTGTAGGTTCTGTCCTCGAAAAGTTTGCATTCTTATCTGTTGCCAAAGGCGCAGTAACTCCGGACAATTCTCCGAATTACATCTCTGACGTACTGAACGATAACTCGCAGTACATCTGGAATGGTTACTTCGGTGATGACTCTGCATTCGGATCATCTTTCTCTAACATGGGTGGTAACTGGGGTGATACTCCTGATATCGATACTCCTGTTAACTACGGTCTTAGTGCCGCACTGACTGATGGAATGCGTACAGTTAACCTTGGTGGCGGACAAGCTTCTGCTACTCTGGGAACTGGAGAGTACTCCGCAGGATTCGATTTATTCGAAGACAAACTTGCAACAGAGATTGATTTCTTGATCGCTCCTCAACACAGTAACGTGTCAAACGCTACTACTGTTGTGAATGATCTTGTATCAATTGCAAACACTCGTAAAGATTGTGTTGTTCTGACATCTGTTGATAAAGCAGGTATCGTGGGCAAAACTGACGCACAAGCACAGACCAACGCTGTGACGGTAGCGAATACATTTACGAAATCATCGTACTTAGTTGTTGATAACAACTACTTCAAGGTATTTGATAAGTACAACGACACTTACATCAACATCCCTGCCGCATCTAGTACTGCGGGTCTAATGGCATCTACGGATATCGTTGCAGATCCTTGGTATTCACCTGCAGGTCAGAGACGTGGTAACTATCGTGGTGTTACTGATATCTTGGCAAATCCAAATCAAACCCAACGTGACGCACTGTACAAAGCAGGTGTCAACCCTATCGCAAACATTCCGGGCACTGGTCTGATTCTGTTTGGTGATAAGACGTTGGAGAGCAGACCTTCTGCATTTGACCGTATCAACGTGAGACGTTTGTTCATCTCTATTGAGAAGTCAATCAGTGAAGCTGCGAAAAACGTAATGTTCGAATTCAACGATGAATTTACTCGTGCTGAGTTCGTAAACATTGTAGAACCTTTCCTCAGAAGAGTGAAGGGTCGTAGGGGTATTACCGACTTCCGTGTCGTTTGTGACGAAACAAACAACACTCAAGAGGTGATTGATAATAACCAATTCGTTGCAAACATCTTTGTGAAACCTGCACGTTCTATCAACTTCGTTCAATTGAACTTTGTTGCTGTTAGAACTGGTGTAGACTTCGAAGAGATTGTTGGCACGGTAGGCGCATAAGGAGTAGACCATGGCTATTTTAGGCGTAGATGACTTTAAGTCTAAACTGAAAGGTGGTGGCGCTCGTCCTAACCTCTTTAACGTGAAGATGAACTTTCCCGCATACGCTCTTGGTGATGCGGAACTTACTTCCTTTATGTGTAAAGCAGCAGCGCTTCCTGCATCCACAGTAAATACGATCACGGTTCCTTTCCGTGGTCGCCAGTTGAAAATTGCGGGTGACCGTACATTTGAAACTTGGACAGTAACCGTTATTAACGATACTGACTTTGCTATCCGTGATGCGATGGAACGTTGGATGAACGGCATCAATTCTCATAACGCAAATACTGGGTTTAATGATCCTGCTGAATATCAAACCGATCTGTCAGTAGAGCAGTTGGACAAAGATGGTATTGTATTGAAAACATACAACTTCCGTTCTTGTTTCCCAACCTCTGTTGCTGCTATCGAACTGTCTTACGAGACTGTCGATACGGTTGAAGAATTCGCAGTGGAATTCCAAGTCCAGTACTGGGAGTCAAATACAACTAGTTAAGTTGTTACTAAATAAGTGCATGGGTAGGATAATCTGCCCATGCATTTTTTAGACTGAGGTTAATAAATGGCAGATGACAATAACAGCGTAGTGAAGTTATTTGGATTCGAAATCCGTAGATCGGGTAAGAAAGATCCAAACAAAGAGAATGAGAAGTTACCGTCTATCGTCCCAAAAACGGATGATGATGGTGCGGGTTATGTTACTGCGTCCGGTTCTCACTACGGACAATACATTGATATCAATGGTGACAATGCGAAGGATAATGCAGAACTCATCATGAAGTATCGTGGGGTTGCTCAACATCCAGAAGTGGATGCGGCAATCGAAGACATTGTAAATGAATCTGTATCCGGATCCGAAATGGAATCCGCTGTAGATTTAAACTTAGATGGTATCGAAACGTCTGACAAGATCAAGAAGATCATGCAAGAAGAGTTCGACGGCATCTGTGCTATGTTAAATTTTAATGAGTTGGGTCATGATATCTTCCGTTCATGGTATATTGACGGTAGACTTGTACACCATCTCGTAGTAAACGAATCCGCATTGAGTGCAGGTATCCAAGAGATCCGCATGATCGATGCAACCAAAATTCGTAAAGTTAAAGAAGTCAAATATAAAAAGGATACGAAGACAGGGGCAAAGGTTGTAGATAAGACCGAAGAGTTCTATGTATTCCAAGAGAAATCTGGTAATACTCAGAACGCAGTTAAACTGTCTCCGGATGCTGTTTCGTATGTGACTTCGGGTCTAACAGACCCAACACGTAAACGTGTAGTATCATATCTACACAAGGCAATCAAACCCATCAACCAATTAAGGATGATGGAAGACTCTCTGGTGATCTATCGTCTTGCACGTGCACCTGAGAGAAGAATTTTCTATATTGATGTAGGTAACTTACCGCCAGGCAAGGCGGAGACGCACATGAAAGATATCATGTCTCGTTATAGAAACAAGTTAGTCTACGATGCTGATACAGGTCAATTAAAAGATGACCGTAAGCACATGTCAATGTTAGAAGATTTCTGGCTACCTCGTAAAGAAGGTGGTCGTGGTACTGAGATTTCAACACTGCCAGGCGGTGAGAACTTAGGTCAGATAGATGACATCATCTATTTCCAGAAGAGATTGTATCGTTCGTTGAACGTACCTATCAATCGTCTGGAACAAGAGGCACAGTTCTCACTAGGAAGATCTACTGAGATATCAAGGGACGAAGTTAAGTTCCAGAAATTCGTAGATCGATTGCGTAAACGTTTCGGTGGACTGTTCACTTCTATCTTGAAGAAGCAGTTGATTCTGAAAGGGGTGATCACAGAACAAGACTGGGATCAATGGAAGAACGATATTCAAATTGACTTCATCCGTGACAACCACTTTACAGAACTGAAGAACGCTGAGTTGTTAAAAGAACGTTTGGATACGATGGATCGTATTTCAACCTACGTAGGTGAGTACTTCTCACGTGAGTGGGTGATGAAGAACGTCATGATGTTCTCTGATGAGGACATCGAAAAAATGAGAAGTGAAGTCGAAGGCGAGAATAATGCCGGAGATGAAGATGAACCTAATGATGACTTTGGAGGTCAATAATGAGTGAAGTAGAACAAACAGTCGAAAACGAAGAGGAAGTAGTTACGAATCCTATTGAGGAATTGATCGATGCTATTGCAAGTCAGAATTTCAATCAGGCACAGAAACACTTCGACGATACCCTTGGCGACAAGATGCATGACGCACTAGAGGCGGAAAAGGTTGCAGTCGCACAAAGCATTTACTCCGATGCAGAGGAAGAAATTGAAATACCGTTGGAAGACGACGAACTAGATGAACTGGAGAATGAGTATGAAGAAGATGATTCAGAAGAAGTGGAAGAACTTCAACAAGATGATGAAGTCGGGGAGACTTCATAAAGTAATAAAAATTGCTCTTTAAAGAACTAATTTGTATAAATAATAAGTACTGAGGAAACTCTATGAGAACTTTTAAAGAAATCCGTGAGGCAAAAATGCCGAAGGGTAAAGTTGTCTTCAATAAGAAGATAGACAAAGTGCCCGTGGTTATCACGAAGGGATCAAAGGGTTTCACTGTGCACATTGATGGTGATATGTTAGACACCTTCAAGTCACAAAAAGAGGCAGAAAAAACTGCCGCAACAGTTGTAAAGGAACTGAAGTAAATGAAATTAATCAGCGAATACCATGAAAACGACATTCAGTGTATTGTCGAAAAGAAAGAAGACGGTGAGAAGAAATACACCATCGAAGGAGTATTCGCTCAAGCAGATCAAAAAAACCGTAATGGACGTATCTACCCTAAACCAATTATGGAAAGGGCAGTAGGTAAGTACGTTAAGGAACAGGTTAGCAAGAAGAGGGCAGTAGGTGAGTTGAATCACCCCGAAGGCCCAACTGTTAATCTTGATAAAGTTTCACATCTCATTACTGACCTTAAATTTGAGGGCAATAATGTGGTTGGAAAGGCACAAATTTTAGACACTCCGATGGGAAAGATTGTAAAAGGTCTTCTTGAGGGTGGTGTTCAATTAGGCGTGTCAACTCGTGGTATGGGAAGTCTAGAGAACCGAAATGGTGTCGCATACGTAAAAGATGATTTTCATCTTGCAACGGTGGACATAGTACAAGATCCCTCCGCACCTGATGCATTTGTTAATGGTATAATGGAAGGTGTAGATTGGGTCTGGAATAACGGCATTTTGGAACCTCAGATAATTGAACAGATTGAGACAGAAATAAAAACAGCACCGAAAGCATTTCGTCCAGAAGTGCAAATTCGTGAGTTTAAAAATTTCCTCTCGTTAATCAAATCGAAAATGTAAGGAGTCTATAATGACTGATGAAAACAAAGTCGAAGTAGAACTTCACGATGAACTTGATAACGAAATCGTGGAGGAAACTCTCGAAGAAGCTGCACCGAAAGGTAAAGCTGATACAGGTAAGGAACCCGAAGGTGCGGTTGACGAACCTGAGTCTGTAGCATCTGTTGATAAGGCTGGTGACGCAACTAAACAGGCACCTGTGCCTAAGACTAAAGCAGGCATGATCTCTGCTATGTACGGTAAGATGAACGCCATGAAAAAGGTGGATCTTCAAGCTGCATATGGTAAGATGATGGGTGAAGAAGTCGAAGTACAGGACGAAGAAGTAGTTGTGGAAATCGATACTACTGCTGAACTTGATCAAGTCATGGAATCAGAGGCAACTCTTTCCGATGAGTTCAAGAACAAGACCGCAGTAATTTTCGAAGCAGCAGTCAAGTCTAAGTTGTCAGAAGAAGTTTCTCGTTTAGAGGAGCAATACAAAGAAGAATTGGCAGAAGAAGTATCTTCTATCAAATCTGAACTTGTAGAGAAAGTTGACAGCTACCTGAACTACGTAGTTGAAACTTGGATGGAAGATAATAAAGTCGCAATTCAAAACGGTCTCCGTACTGAAATTGCTGAAGGCTTTATGAACAAGATGAAGGATCTATTCGTAGAATCTTACATCGACGTACCTGAGTCCAAGGTAGACCTAGTAGATGAACTTGCTTCGCAGGTTGAAGAACTCGAAGAGTTAGCCAACAAGCAAACTGGTGAATCTATCAAGTTGAGCGAGGAACTCGAACAGTACAAGCGTGATGCAATCATTGCCGAAGCTGCTCGTGATCTTGCAGACACCCAAAAAGAAAAGTTAGCAGAATTGGTTGCTGGCGTTGACTTTGATGATGCAGAAACTTTTGCATCTAAAGTTGCCACTGTCAAGGAATCTTACTTTGCAAAAACCGTAAGTGAAGACGTAGAAATCGTTGATGAAGAACCTGAGGCAACTGTCGAAGTATCTTCTTCTATGGAATCTTATCTCACTGCAATCCGTAAAACATCTCGAAACTAAAAGGAATAAGATATGAATTCTTACGATCATCTTATCGAGAAGTGGTCTCCCGTCCTTAACGAAAGTTCTGCTGGCGAGATCAAAGATCACCAAAGACGTGCAGTAACCGCTGCTATTCTCGAAAACCAAGAACGTGCTCTCATCGAAGAGCAAGCACAACACGAAGGTTTTGGTGGACTGACTGAAGCTGCCCCTGGCAACAACACTTCATCTGCCGCTAACTGGAACCCTGTGTTGATTTCACTCGTTCGTCGTGCAATGCCTAACTTAATGGCGTATGACGTATGTGGTGTACAACCTATGTCTGGCCCTACTGGTCTCATCTTTGCGATGAAGGCTCGTTACGGTGCAGGTTCAACTTCAAGCCGTGAGGCATTGTTTAACGAAGCAGAGACTCAATTCTCTGGTGACCGTGCTTCTGGCGGACACGATTCTGACAACGCTTCTGGTTTCAATGGTGTAACTGACACTGACGCTGATAGCACTATCGACGATCAACGTCTTACTTCATTGACTGGATCTCCAATGACTACTGCTGCTGCAGAAGCTTTGGGTGACGGTGTTGGTGCTCCTTTCGCAGAAATGGGTTTCACCATCGAAAAAGCAA